AATAGTAGTCCTTGGACTTGTTGGTGGTGTTGTCTATGGTGGATTTTATTACTACAAGGATACACAAGCACGTATTCAGACATTGACAGAGAATAGTGCGAAACTAGAAACTGCTGCAAAGTTACAGAAAAACACTATTGATACTCTACAAGCAGATGCAAAGAAATATGCAGAACTAAATAGTAAACTGCAAACTAAGTTGGTTAATGCGAATAAATATAAGAACCAATTACTTAGTAAGTTACGTAAGATAAACCTTAAAAAATTAAGTGCCGAAGAACCATCTGTTTGGGAAAGGAAGATAAACAATGCATCTAAGAGAGTGCTTGAAAGTTTCGAGTCTATTACTGCTAACCCTAGTACTAAGTAATTGTTCTTCCTGGCCTAAACTCACCCAAATTGAAGTACAGACGGTAGAGGTAGAAAGAAACGTACCTATACAGAATCGTCCTCAATCTATTAGAATGAATACTAATATGAAGTGGTGGGTAGTTACAGAAGAAAATTTTAAAGAGTTTAAGGAGAAGTTTCAAAAAGAAAATGGTGATCCTTTAGTTGCATATGTTTTGAGTGTAAGAGATTATGAGACACTTGCATTAAACATGGCTGAAATAAAAAGATATATAGAACAACAAAAAGAAATCATTATCTATTATGAAGAAGCAGTCAAACCTAGAGATAAAGAGAAAAAGGAATCTGAAAAATGAAAAAATTAATATTTGCTGTAATGGCTGTTACGTTATTAAGTGCTACTCCAACATATGCATTTGATTTAGGTAAATGTGTAAATACAATTAATAAAAAGGTTCAAAAAGTAAAAGGGTTTGATCCACGTAATGCTGTACAGGAATGTGCATTTAGTACTTTATCTAAGGGTAAGAAATTCAAGTATATGGAAAAGTGTTTAGTAAAAGTTGCCAAACGTAATGTCAAGCATATTCAAGACCCAGGCGCTTGGGTAGAAAACATCGTTGGCAGCATTAAGAAGAAATGTTCATAGGAGAAAAAAATGACAAATTATGCAGATTTGAGGTGGGAAATTGTTGTGGGATGGAATAGTGATAAAAAATACACTAATCAACATTTAATTGATATGGCTTCAGATATTGGTGTTGAGATTAGAAATCACAGTGCAGATAGAAAATCTATTGTTGCAAAGGTGGTAGATGCTGTAATTAAATCTGGTGTTGAGAGTGGAGAATATAATGTCACTAGTTGGGGTACAGATTCTGAAAATGATACTAATTTTAAAAATTATATGGGAGTTGTAGAAATACCAGAACAAACACTAAAATTAAATGTTGATTCTGATTCCCATGAACATGAAGATGGAATTGTTCATTCTCATCCACATGATGGTGAACACACACATGATGAAGACCTACCAGATTTTAAGAAAATGACTAAGAAGGCTTTAGATGATTGGGCATTAGAAAAAGGTATAGAACTTGATAGACGTAAAACTAAAGCTCATATGTTACAAGAGCTTAAAAGTAAATTAAACTAGGGAGAAATTTATATGGGAGTTTTTACTAATAAAATTATTGCCGAGTTTACTCCACCCAAAACATGGAAATTGGAAGAGGACTTAGTTTTTATAGAAGATTCCCTCACTAAAGATGAGATTGAGTTACTTGCAAATATTGGAGTAAACATTACAGATTCGGGTACAATTACTTGTATTAGAGGTATGAAGACTGATCTTGCATCCACACCAAGAATTGTATGGGGATTGATTTCACCTTGGGATGTTGCTCGTGCTGCTATTATTCACGATCATCTTTATGCAAAACTTAGATTATACTATAAAACCGACTCAATGGTATATTCTACATGGAAAACTGTAAGGGCTCTTTCTGACAGAATATTTTTGTTGGGAATGAAATCTTCTGATCCAAAAGTACCATCATGGAAAATTTACCCAGCATATTGGGCAGTCAGAGCATTTGGTCGTTGGTCTGCAAATTAAAAAAAAATGTATAAATGTATAAATTGTGGTCATGATTCTCATTGTGATGTTCCATTACGTAAGGAACAAAAAGACGGTGATAATAATATAATCGAAATAGAAGTTTGTAAACAATGTAGATGCTATAATTGCACTACAAAGACAGATTGGGGGTAAAATGGCTTGTATTAACGAAGAATGTAAAAATCCAGATTGCACTTGTGATCCTTGTGAATGTACTGAAGAAAATCAGTGCGAATGTTGCAATAATGGTTAAAAAACTATTGACTATATTATTACTATTAGGTGTTTCAGTTTCAACATCTGGTTGTTCTTGGATCATTACATATTTAAGTATGTTGTCGTTTTAAAATGTGGTTTTGGATTATCAGTAGTATAGCAGGGAGTATTCTAGGGAGCGCAGCTGATAGTTGGTTCTCTGAAACAAAACTAGGAATTTGGTTTTATCAAAAAGTTGATGATGTTTCAGCATGGGCTTCTAAAAAATTGGGATTGAAGGTTTTACAGGATGAGGAAAATTGGCATAAAGATTTTCCACATATTTCACAAAAACTTGAAAAAATAGAAGCTAGAATCAACAAGTTAGAAAAAGGAGATATAAATGAGTAATTGGATATCGGAAAGGATACAAGAAGCTTCTAGCCATCAAGGCGCAATCGTAGTTGCTGCAGCTATTGCAGTAATTTGGTTTGCAATACCTTTAACAAAAGTAATTGTTTGGGGTGCTTTGGCTTGGGGTATCTGGTCTATGTTGAAAAAAGACTAATATTATGTCAGAGTTGGAAACTGAAGTTCAGCTTATTAAAAGAGACATTGCAGATACCAAAGTTATACATGGTAGACTCGATGTTGCTATTGATAAACTAACGGATGTTTCCAACTCTATTCATAGAATGCTCGCTGTCCATGAAGAAAAACTTACAAGACAAGAAGAGGCCAGTTACGATTTAGAGAAACAAATAGAGAAACGTAGAGAAGAAGTTTTATTGAAAATAGACGATTTACACTCTAGAGTTACCACAAACACTAAAGAAATCATGACAGCTGCATCTGCACAACACGATCAACAAAATAGAGAGATACAAAAAATAAGAGAAGAAATAGGTGCAAGAATGGGTGTTTTAGAAAGATGGAGACACGTTCTTATAGGTGGTTCTATTGTAGCAGGATTTTTATTACACAAATTTGTTGATTTTGGGGGTTGACAATTATAGTTGAATAGTATATTATAATAAGATGCAAAGTTATATTGATGTTAAGTATGTGAGCCTTATATCACCCTATCTTCAACAATTTAAAAAGAAGGGTGATTTTCTTTGGAACTTCCGTTGTCCTTATTGTGGGGATTCTAAGAAGAATCGTACTAAAGCCAGAGGTTTCGTATTTCGTAAAAAGAATGACCTATTCTACAAATGTCATAATTGTGGTGTAGGTGCAACACTTGGTAATCTTATTAAGGAAATTAACTCTAAAACTTATGATGACTATATACTAGAACGATATAAAAGTGGTAGTCAAAATAATACACCAACGCCGGAGTTCAAGTTCGATGTTCCAATCTTTCGCAAAAAAGGAATTCTTAAAGACCTCAAATCAATCGCAGATTTATCAGAATTCCATCCCGCCAGAAAGATTATATCTAAAAGACTTATTCCAGAAAATTATTTTAAAGACCTCTATCTGTGTGAGACATTCTACAAATTCACAAATACACTAATACCAAATAAGTTTCCTTCCTTGGATGAAGATCACCCAAGGTTGTTGATACCATTTAGGAATGAGAAAGGAGAAATATTTGCATATCAAGGTCGAGCATTCGGAAAAGAACAACCAAAATATTTAACCATTAAGCTTGAAGAACGAGACAAGATTTTTGGACTAGATAGAGTTGATAAGAGTAAACACGTTAACGTGGTTGAAGGCCCTCTTGATAGTTTATTCTTAGATAACTGCATTGCAATTGCTGGAGCAGATGTTCCAAATTTAGATTGTGACTTTACAGTTATATTTGATAATGAACCAAGAAATAAAGAATTATTGAAACAGATTAAAAAGACCATAGATAGAGGACATAATATTTGTCTATGGCCACAAAATTTACGATGGAAAGATATTAATGATATGATTATCGCTGGTTATGAAAAAATTGACATTCAAAAAATAATAATAGATAACACATTTAGTGGTGCAGAGGCTCAACTAAAGTATACAATATGGAGAAAAATAAATGCCCAGTAACTATCTACCTACCTCATACCAAGAATTTATTCACTTATCACGTTATTCTAGGTGGTTGCCAGATAAAGAAAGACGAGAAACATGGCATGAAACAGTAGGTCGATATTTTGATTTTTTTAAAGAGCATTTGAAAGAAACACACAAATATAATCTTACTAAAGAATTAAGAGAAGAATTGGAAAATGCTGTACTTGATCAAAAAATAATGCCATCCATGCGCTGTCTTATGACTGCTGGTGAAGCACTTAAACGTGAAAATATTGCAGGGTATAACTGTGCATATGTAGCAGTAAATCGTGTTCATGCGTTTGATGAAATTCTTTATGTTCTAATGAATGGTACTGGTGTAGGTTTCAGTGTAGAACGTCAGCACGTTGCTAATCTGCCTATCGTTGCAGATGAATTTCATCATACCGATACTACTATCACCGTTGCTGACAGTAAGTTAGGTTGGGCAAAGGGGTTGAAAGAATTGATTGGTATGTTGTATATTGGTCAAATTCCACGTTGGGACTTAGCTAAAATACGTCCTGCTGGTTCTCCTCTTAAAACATTTGGTGGTCGAGCATCAGGGCCAGAACCACTAGAATCTTTGTTTAATTTTGCAGTTAATATTTTTAAAAAT